CACATTCCGTGCGTCTATCGAAGCACCGGGCCAGACAGGCTACGGTGTGCGATCTGCAATGGTCCTTGACTTCTGTGCCATGGTACTGCGAGTAGCATCTGACACCAAGTGTCATTGCATATTCACTGCTCACGATCGTGAGTCAATGGACGATGACGGTAAGCTAAGTGAGATTACACTCTCACTTGGTGGACAAGGTGCGACAGTGCTGCCCGCTAAGATCAGTGAGATGTGGCACATCGAGGACACTGGACGTGAGCGACTGATCTACACACGTAACCACGGTATCAAACGTCCTATGCGAACACGCATGTTCCTTATGGATGATAAGGTTACGAAGTTCGTATGTCAGTATAACCAAGTTAACAGCACAGGTGATGGCATCACACAGTGGTATGAAGCATGGAAAGCGAATGGCTTTAACCCTGTGCCTGCACCGAAGTAACCCCATATCTAGTGGCTAACACCGCTAGCTCCGCACCATATGTATGGCTTGACATAAGCTGCGTGATCTACTATACAAGCCTTGTTGCAACAGAGAGTTAAACATCCATGACTGAAATCAGTTCTGTCTATGAATACTCGCAGGACATTGCGTCTGCCGAAGCGCCGCCTCCGCTGCCCACGGGTGAATACCGTGCGTCAGTGCGTAGCGTTGAAGCTGCCATCTCTAAGTCGAGTGGCAAGCCTATGATGGTGCTTACGTACTACGTCAGCCCTGACCAGTATCCTGCGGACTACACGGAAGGTAATGCCGACGGTGAGACGCTGAACTTCTATCAGCCGCTAGAGGATACGCCTCGTAACCGCTTCCGTCTGCGTAAGTTCTGTGAGATGCACGGTGTCGTGCCGTCACGTCGCATCAACCTGCCTGACTTCATCGGTCAGGATGTTATCATGAACGTGTCTCATGAAGACTACCAGGGTATCCCGCAGGCACGCGGTAATCCGGTCCGAGGGGCTTAACATACGTTAGGGCACATTTCTCATTGACAATGTGCCCTAGCCTTGCTACATACAATCTCATGAGGCATAGACCTCACCTACTACAGCAAAGGTTCATAACACATGGCTCGTTCTCCGAAGACTGACAATGGTGAAGCCGCGAAGCCGGTGCGCACGCAGGGTCCGCGTAAGCTGTTCCTGGTCCTCAAGCCCGGCACCGATGTTGCCTCCATCCGTCAGTCGATCTCTGCCGTTACCTTCAACGGCCGTAAGATGCTCGACATGATCTCTGGCTCCAATGAGCCGTGCCCATTCCTGACTTACACGATTGTCGCTGACAAGCGTGGTAAGCCTGCGGATGACCTCGTTGCTGATGGCAGCGCGGAGCAGGTCTAGCCCCCTCTACGCGGCGTGGATGCGTGGCATCCCGCAGCGGCCTGAGTAGCGAAGGCACGCCGCCTAGAACCCCACTGGTAGTCCCTATCAGTGGGGTTTCTTAGCTACATAAGGTATCCACAATGAGTTCGTATGTATCCGATCCCACTGACAAAGTCACAGTGCCGCGTCCTATTCCATTAGAACACCGTAGAGGTATTCGTAACCTTAACTCACACGGTGCTCCATTGGCTGTACGCATTCATGTCGATGACATTGAACTGCTAGATGCAGAGGCACATGTGCTTGGTATTACACGCGCTGCGTTAATACGATGGTTCGCTGTGCTAGGTGCACAGGAACTGCATTATCAACGTACGCGTGTACGAAAGGATGTTACTCCATGAAGTTGTCAATCGAGATTGATAACCTGTTGACATGTGTAAATGATATCCAAGCTAAGGCTGGTGATCAGGTTGTGATCTACCAAGGCGCAGTGCTTTGTGTGTACAAGGCTCCATTGGTATGTGAGACTGCGGTGAAGCAGCGTTACACTAAGCCTATTGAGGCTGTATTATCCGTGCGTGATCTTACGCCAGCACATCGCTATAGGATACTGTCAATCATCTTAGCCGTGCCCTATCTAGCCTTACGCACACTGCGTAACTATTCTCCTACTACCTTCCCTGAAGGATGCAAGGCATGGATGATGGCGCTGCGCAATGAGGGACTGCTCACTGTAGAGCCTAGTAGTCAGATGACTAAGCGTGGCACGTGTTATCTTATTACCGATGCAGGTAAGCAGTTCATCAAAGAATATGAGGATGTGCGTCCATGAGTAATGAGATTACACTAGAGCAGCTTGATGACAAGCAGCGTCTAGCTGTAGAACAAGGACTAGATGTAAGTAAACGCATCTCTGCTGTCGCTGGTCCAGCGGGTAGCGGTAAGACTACTATCATGCGTATGATTTACAATGGACTGACTGAGGCAGGGTATACTGTTAAGCTAGCTGCGCCTACAGGCAAAGCTGCTAAGCGTATCCGTGAGGCTACTGGCTTACCTGCTGGTACACTGCACATGCTGCTAGAGTACACTCGTCCATTGGAAATCGACGATAAGACTGGTAAGCCATTCGGTGACACGTTCCCACGTCGTACTAAGGAGAACCCACTGGAATGTGATGTAGTCATCGGTGATGAGTACATGATGGTTAACCATGAGTTACACCGTAACCTCATTGACGCATTGCAATCAGGTGCTAGGCTCATTGTCCTCGGTGATGTATCACAGCTACCGCCTATTGAGAGTAGTCCTATCCTAGCGCAGAAGCCTGCACCGTTCAAGATACTCCTTGATAAGTTCAATGGCATTTACTTAGACAAGGTACATCGCACCGCTGATGACAGTGGCATTCTACTGAATGCACAGCGCATCCTCGGTGGTACAGCACCTATGCCCAACACAGACTTCACACGGATCATCACAGATAAGCCTGTCGATGAACTCGTTGCTGCGTTAGACAAGGCTGACTACACTGCATTGAACAATCAGATTATCACCCCTGCTAACAAGTCATGGGTTGGTACATTGAAACTCAATGCTACGCTACAGACTGTCCTCATGGACAATGATCGTCACACGCTTAGCCTACCACGTAACAAGTGGGACGCAGCCAATGCCGTCCGTGTCGGTGTTGGTGATAAAGTCATCATGACTAAGAATTGGTACGACCTCGACTGCGAGGACGGCAGTAAGGGCGTGTTCAATGGTGAAGTGGGTAAGGTAATCGAAGTCAGTGACGTAGAGGAAGTAGTCGTAGACTTCGATGATCGTATCTGTCGTATCCCTCCTGCTGTTCAGCTAGTGTATAATAACAAGGTTACCGTTGGTTATCCACAACGTGATATCTACCTAGCCTACGTAGTGACTACGCATAAAGCACAAGGCAGTGAGTACGATCACATCGTATATGTATTGAACAAGTCAATGCTTGCGATGATGAACCGTAAGAACATGTATACAGCCTTGACACGTGCAAGGAAACATGCTACATTGATTACTGACATGGCGTCATTGAGCATGAGTGTAACAACTAAAGAACCGAAGGTGTTTAGTAAATGAGTATGCAAAAGCGTATCATCCTATTCAATGGTCCACCACGTAGTGGTAAGGACACTGCTGCATCCTTCATCTACAGTGCTAACCCATTCATTCATTGGTTCCGTATGTCGCAGCCATTGAAGGATATGGTATCAGCGTTCTTCACACTGAATAGCACAGATGCTAAAGTCATTGAGCAGCACAAAGATAACAAGTTACCGCTACTGTTTGATAACACATTCCGTGAACTACAGATATGGTTCAGTGAAGAATGTGCTAAGCCTAAGTTCGGTCGTGATGTATTCGGTCGCCTAGCACGTAGGCGTATTGAGAATGCACTGTCAAAGCTACATATCTGTAGCGACTGTGGCTTCATTGAGGAAGCTATCCCACTGTTAGACCTAGTTGGTCCGCAGAACATGCTTGTTGTACAAGTATACCGTGACGGCTGTGACTTCACAAAGGATAGTCGTAGCTACATCACACTCCCTGGTGTGAAGACTATCAAGCTGGTAAACAGCGGCTCCATTCGTGACTACGAATACAATGTCAAGGCGGCAGTTAACCTATGGTTGGAAGCACAGGAGAGCTGAACCGTAAGTTCGTAGAACGTGCTACAGCAGCAGGACTGTCCTATGACTGCCTCGGTGATGGCAACTTCAATAGTGAAGTTGTCATTGTATCCGAGGCACCAGGGCCGCGTGAGACGCAGCTTAAGCTCCCCCTCGTAGGGGGGAGTGGACAGTTTCTGTGGAAAGTGCTAGCACAGTTTAACTTACGCAGACAGCATTGCTACATTACCAATGTAGTGAAGAAGCAGTTAGTCGATGGAGTGAAGGGTAAGGAGGGTCTATCGAAGAATGAGCTTAGTCATTGGAAAGCACTGCTAGATTGGGAACTATCACAGTTACCTAATGTTAAGTATGTGTTAGTCCTCGGTGGCCTAGCACTCGAAGCACTAGTCGGTGACACTGGCATTGAGAAGTGGCGTGGCTCTGTAGTCAATGACGGTAAGCGTACGTACGTTATCTCATACAATCCTGCATTGCTAATGCGTAAGCCTAACTTAGAACCCATCTTCTACCTAGATGTATCTAAGTTAGATGCAGTCATGCGTGGGCAATGGTCTGAGTATCAGATCGAACACTTGTACGATCCTTCACCGAAGGAGGCGATACAGTGGTGTGATCGTATGATACAGGAAGGTAAGCCTATTGCATTAGACAT